AGTGCTTTCGGGTAAGTGGCTTGGCAGTGGCCAAAGGAGAATAAACCATGCACCATCATTACACTTATTCCCCTTCACGCGAAGCGCTCGAGAAGCGCAGGGCTGCTGCAATGGACATGCTCGCAGTCCTTGCAATCGCTGCTGGCCTCACCCTGCTGGGCCTGGCTTACTTTGATATTTTGATATTTTAAGGACTACTATGAAAACCTACGAAATCGAACTAAAGCGCACAAGTTACGTCAATATTTTGGTGGAGGCCAATACTTTGGAGGAGGCTGAGCTATTGGCATGGGCAAAATTAGAGACATTCGATCAAGACGAACAAGATGCAAGCTGGGAGTGTGAATCAATTATGGAGTGGACAGCATGATCCACCCCACAATGTCCCAAGCCCTCAAACCCTTCACGCCACCACTACCCACGGTGGAAGAACTGCAAGCACGTATCAAGTATCTTGAGGAGGATGTCAGGCTTTATGAGGAGGCGCTCAATTACATCTATGATGGCATCGAGGATCATTCAATATGGCACGTCAATCAAGTTAGGGGTGTCTGCGCTGGGGTGTTGCCTTGACCCTGCTGCTGGCCCTGCTGCTGGCGGCTTTGCTGGCGGTACTACTTGACCTTTGACCCTCCCCCACTCAAGCCCCTAGTTCAGGGGCTTTTTTTTTGACCTGCGCCTTGGCGTCCTCAAAGCCCCTGCCAATGATAACTAGGTGCCCGATACTTTCGAGGTAGGCTATCCAGTCTTTTTGCACTGGCGATACTGTGCCCCCTATGCTTCGCTTCATCTCGATCCACAATAACCACGCAGGCACTACCAAATCCGGAACACCCGCACTTACCCCTTCGGCCTTTAAATTAGCCCCTTGGCTGGCTGATCTGATACCCCCATTGGGAATTGCAAGGATACGGGTATCAGGGTACGTTTTGCGAAACCAACTCACCAGGCGCACTTGTTCTAAATGTTCGCTGTTCAAAATGGCACCACTTCAATCCACAATTCGCACTGGTTTGGCTCACTTGCAAATGACTCAGGCGGCACATCATTAAATTCATCACAAATGCCGTGTTTATTGTAGTTGTCGCAAAGGTGACATACCTTTGGCGGTAAAGCTCTCAGGGTTTTGAGGTATATGGTGACTATCTCGGGTTCGGGGTGTCTCATTAATTCCAACTCCTTTTAAGTACGGTGAAAAACTTGCCTTCGCGTTTAAATTCTATGTGGCTTGGCGGCTCACCCTCGGTAAGCTGCTGCGCCATATCGTGCAGGTCTGCCACGCTGTAATTTAACGCCACGCCTGCCTTGTAAGCCATGTCGGTCAATAGGCGGCGAGACTTTTCACCCGCAAAACCATCGTGCGTTACTGCCAGATACTCGGTCACTGGCGGGTCACTCAAGCCCCCGTAGTAACTTAACGCCAGCATCTCCTTGCCACTGGCCCTGCTGATGTGCTTACGCCACGTCCACGCGGTTACTTCCATGTCCACGCCCTCAATCCCCATTATGTCAAGGGTTGACAATTTCAGGGCTGGCTTTACAGGCTCGGGAAACTCAGCGCCACAAGCTGGACAGACCCGCACACTCAAGGCGCATATTTCCTGGCAATGGTCGCAGACCTTCACGGGTGCCTCGCCTACCTTGTCGCCCTTTTTTGGTGGTGGCCTAACTGCTGTAATCGGGCCATGTTGCTCCACCACGCCTGCAAAGTCCAAGACCATGCAATCGGTTTTCCCTTCGGCAATTCGCAAGCCCCGCCCTGCCATTTGGACATATAGGCCAGGTGACATAGTAGGGCGCAACATGGCTATCAGATCGATGCTAGGATGGTCAAAACCTGTTGTTAGCACCGAAACCGAGGTCAGCGCCTTAATGCGCCCCGCCTTGAATTCGGTCAGGATCCGGTCACGCTCGGCGCTCGGTGTTTCACCAGTCACGCACTCGGCAACAATGCCTTGGGCTACCAGTGCATCCTTTATGTGCTGTGCATGTTGCACACCAGCACAAAAAATTAGCCAAGATTTGCGATCTTTGCCAAGCGCGATAATCTCGCTAACAACCCTAATATTTTTATCCTTGGTGTCTACCTTGGCCTGCAACTCGGATTCGATGTACTCGCCGCCACGCTTTTTCACCCCGTCAACCTCCAGTTTGGTGGCGGTCAACTTGCTGAGAAGGGTTGACAAAAAGCCCTTGAAGATCAATTCCTCAATAGATGTTGGGTTTATCAGTGCATCAAAGATGGCAGGTTTGTCGGTGATGTAGCCATGCCCCAAACGATACGGGCTGGCGGTCAAACCAATGATTCTCAGATTAGGGTTGATAACCTTCAGGTCGGCAAGCAAAGTGCGGTATCCACCTTCATCCTTGTGGCTCACCAGGTGAGCTTCATCTATGATAACCAAATCAACATGCCCAATATCTTTGGCCTTGGTTCTGACTGACTGAATGCCTGCAAAGGTAATCGGTTCGCCCAAATCCTTGCGTCCAAGACCTGCTGAGTAAATGCCCAATGGACAATTAGGCCAGTGCTGGCGCATCTTCTCAGCGTTTTGTTGCAAAATTTCTTTGACGTGGGTTAGCATAAGTATTTTGGTTTCCGGCCAATTTTGCAAAGCATCCTTGCACAAATATGCAATTACATGACTTTTACCGGCTCCAGTTGGAAGAACCAAGCAAGGATTGCCACTATTCCCAGACTCAAACCATGCGTATACTGAATTAACGGCCCTTAATTGATATTCACGAAGTTGCTGCATTGTGTTTCTCAATATATTGTGATGCTTTTAAAAACAATGTTTCACTTTCTTGCAGCAATCCAATTGCTTGATTGCATTTTTGGCAAAGCAAACCTCTTACTTTTCCAGTTGAATGACAATGGTCAATGTGATAGCCGTTTTTAATGTTAATGCTGCAAATAACACATTGACAATTTTGCTTAATTAACATTTGCGCTACGTCAAATTCAGACAAACCGTAAAGTTTTTGAATACGCGACCATCGCGCTTTTTCTGTTCTTTTAGCTCGTAATTCAACATCGCAATCAATGCAATTGTTAGTGGTCACATATCGACGGTAATGCCCATGTGGACAGGCAGTATCTGCCAAATATTCCAACGCACCATTAGATATTGCTGCCAATGCCGAGGCATGATTTACGGCAGATCGTTTGCTTGACCTACCGCTTGAATTTATAAACGCTTTACCACGCGCTTTAGCAATGCACTCAACGCAATTACCTGATGACGCATATCTCGGTGACAGATGCTCTTTTAAACATCTTTTTCCGGTGAAATACAGCGTTTGTCCAAGCTCTCTGGCCCGAAAGCCAGTAGCTGGAAATTTTGAAAATTCTGGGTGAAATTCGTGTTTCTTTGCCATGATGTACTCACGTTAAATTATGATTAATCATAACATAAGCTGGTTCTGCTGGTGGCTTTTGGCCACAAGCATGGCGGTTAGCCTCTTGCAGTGATTGCCAAGCCCAATTGCATTTAAGGCAAACCCAGTATGGTGGTTCTGAAAGTGGTCTTATTTGTTTTAGCATCATCCCACCACCCTCCCATCCCACTCACCCCTGATCTTGTTCACCGCAAGGTTGCTGCAAGCCCCAGCATTAGTTAACAATTCTTTGCTACCGTACACGCCCTCGCCCGGCTCACCATTAGCCAAGCCCAAGCCGTTGATCTCATACACGGCCACCCAATCGCTAGGGCTTTCCAAACGCTTCCAAGGCACCAGATCAGGGTGCAGTACATGGCTCTCGCAGCCCTCATACTGCGCGTCAGTCGGCACAATGGCGTCCCACTTGGCGCAATGCCACGTTGAATCAGACAATGGCGTGATGTGAGCGCAAGTACGGCAGTTCACCTCTTTGGTGGTCTTTGACCCGTGACAGAAGTCATGCCCCGCGCACATCTTGCATTCAAACCAAGTTGGGTCGGTGCTGATAGGTGGTGGCAGGCGGTCGGTCAGGGCAAGGCGCTGGCCCTTGGCAATGGCCTTCAAAGCATGGTCACGGTCGTACTCTAGGCGCTCGGTGTAGATGCGGTCATCGTCCTTACAGATGGCAATGTAAAGCGCACGTTTCAAGTCGGTGCCGTGCATGTAGACTTGGCATTGTGTGAAATGCATGGGCTTACTCTTTGCCACTCCATTCTTTTCTAGGTCGTTGAATGACTTTAGGCTGTGGGTCTTGAACTCCAGCACATGCTCAGTCTTGGCCGCACCGGGTACGCCCTTGCCAATGCCGTCCAAGCTGCCAGATACATGGCTCCCAAAGTCAACCTTGCGCTGTGTGTCTGTCACGGTCATGCCAATGGCCCGTAAGTCACTGATGATGGTGGCCTCCTCGTTATTGCCTCTGCGAAACAAGCGCAGGATACGGCCTTTGAATTGCTCTTGCACCGCCCAGCGAAATGACAACCACATCCAGCGCTCGCAGTGGTGGCCCAAGGTGCTGGCCCCCATATGGGCACGAGGCTGCTCTAGCCGTGCTTCGTGGGCTTTGTCAATTAAACTGGTAATTGTTACTTCTGGCTCTGGTATCATCATGTTTGTTTTCCTGTTGAGTAGTTGACCCCGCCTTTATCAGCGGGGTCTTTTTTTCTTACTTCTTCGCCCAAGGTGGTGCAGCCTTGGCAGGTGCAGCCGATGGTGCTACAGACTTAAACGGTACAGACGCATTTCGTGCAGGGTCACTCAAAGCCCGAAACCCTTTAATCTCGTTGCCTGCGTACTCACCAGTTCGCACGGTCAACTTGATGCCAAGGTTGCCGCCGATCAGTTGGTCGGTGTCAGACACTTTTGCCAAGCCAATGGCTCGCATGATTTCTCCCAACTGCTGGCGTCCAATCTCCTCGGCCTTTGTGCTGGCGTTCTTGATATTCAAGTTACCAAAAATGACACGCCCTTGATGGCTCGGGCCGGTGATGGTGTACTTGCAAGCAATAAATTTGCCATCACCTGCTTTAGTCGTTTTAATTTCAGCGCCAGTGATGGCAGCGTTGTACCAACCCTCTGGCAGAGGTTCAAAGTTGTTTGTACCAACGGGCAGCGTATCTACGCTAAATTCTTCGTCTAAAAAAGCCATGATTTAATCCTTAGTGATTGTAAAAGTAGGGCGTCCAAAGGTGGACGTAATTGCACCAAGTAAAGGTCCGGTCACGACACTAGATGCCGCACCCCAAGCCTTTGCATTGATCTCTGGTTTCCAGCGAAAGAGGCTGGACAGGTGTTCAGACAAGCCAGCTTCAGCGGCAAGCATTTGCAGTTTGTCGGCATCAACCTTTTTGTTGATACGGCCCTCCATCTTGATGATGTAACCTTCAACCTCGTGTTTAACGGTTCCGTCAAGGTCTTTGGGAATGGCAAATTGCACGGCCATCTGGTCTTCCAATTCGCGGCGCTCAGTCACCGCAGCGGCTTCTAACTTTTTGGCGTCAAGCCAGCGTTGATATAAAGTCATGGTGTGTACTCCAGTGCTTGTAATTTACTTATGCGGTCATTGATTTCGGTCACGGTCTTTTGATAATCGGCCATTGCCTTTATTTTTCGGGCTTCTAAAGCAGCGACTTCTGACTGACGAGGATCAAAGTCCTCGGGGACTTCGATCTCGACATCTTGCTCGCTGACCCACACGCGATAGTCATCGTCAGGCGCTTTAAAACAAAGAACCTGAAAGCCGCCTTTGTAGTCATTTGCAAACTTGCTGTAGTAGACGTGGACAGTGGTTTTGATTTTCATGCCACACCCCCAATCTTGGCAATAATCTCGCCAAGGTCTGGCGCTTCCCATGCACCCAACTTGCCTGACCTGTCCTTTGCCAACCACAGGCCATCGGAGTCGCACATCAAAGCACGTTGGGTGTTGCCCTCGGCATCCTTCTCAACTCGCAGGGCAAAAACTTCGTCTACCAGATAAGGAATCTGCTGTGCTAGTTTGTTGCCAGGCATTGACGGGCTGTAAAGCACTCGACCCATTTCATCTTGAGACTTTTCACACTTAGCTGAAAAATACACATGCTTGCCTTGAAGATCACGAAACGCTCGCATGATCTCAATCACCTGCACCTGCATTTCACCGTAGGCAGCGCGGCCATCCTTGTTGATGCGCTTTTCATGCGACAACACTACTTCAGCAATTTCGCTAATCGAATCAATTGCTACCGATTGAAATCGTTTTGCTTCGGCACTTTCAGCCACCCACGTGTAAGCCTCTTTCAAAGCCTCCATAGTGTTGACTTCAATAAAAGGCAGTGCGCTGTCACTGATTGACAGCAACCCGCCTTCAGCACTAATGATTACGGGATCAGGCAGCGTTGTAATCAAACTAGTTTTACCAGACCCCGCCTGCCCGTACACAACAATCTTGACGCCATTGGCATGAACGTCAGATGTACTACGCAAATTAATTGCCATTTCTATCTCCAGTTGTACACCCGTCTGGAACTCAGTTCGGTGTATGGTTGTCATCATACACCGTACTTATGCTAAGATGCAAGCATGAAAGCAAATAATTTTTTACTTGTTGCAAAAAAAGATGCTCAAGCCGGTGGCTTGACTAGGTATTTCACTGGCGTGGCTTGCAAGCGCGGCCACTTGGCACAGCGCAGAACGTCAACGGCTGACTGCGTGGAGTGCTCAAAGGCAAGACAGCAAACAGAGCAAACGCAACAGTACAAAAAAGACCATTACAAAAAGAACAAAGAGCAGACATTGGTTAAAGCAAAAATGAACTATGAACAAAACAGAGATGAAAAGATTGCTTATGCCATTGACTACCAGCGCAAGAACAGCAAAAAGATTTACCAGCGCAACAAGGTTGCGCTCAAGCAAAAAATCAAAGACAGTCCATGGCTTGCAATGCACTTGAGGCTTAGGGCGGGTATCAGCCAAGCCTTGCGGCGCACTGGCAATGGTCAAAAGCCAAGCCGCACAATGAACATCATCGGATGCTCACACGCACAACTTAAAGAGCACATTGAAAAACAATTTCTGAAAGGAATGACATGGGAAAACAGAGATCAATGGCACATTGACCACATCACACCAATTTCCAAAGCAACATGCGAGCAAGATGTTCTTGCGCTGTATGACTTCACAAATCTGCGGCCAATGTGGGCAGCAGACAACATTCGCAAATCAAACAAGGATATGTTTTTGATATGAGCAACCAAAAAGACAACCAACTTGAAGAAATAAAGACCGCGCTTAAAGATCGGAACTTGACTTCTGTTTCGGAGGCCACAGGCTTAAATCCTCACACCATTTATCGACTGGTTAACGGGAAAGTCACGCCTAATCAATCCACCTTAAATTTGCTTTCAATATATTTACGGGGTCAGGCGGTGACACATGGCTGACCTCTCAAGCATCCTCGGTGGCCCTTGGTCACCACCAGAGCAACAAACCCCCACAGCACCCGACATACAGCTAAAAGACGCCATGCTAGGCGCAGGGCTAAAGCCACCAGAGGCTATACATCTTGATGGCAAGTTGCACCGATTTAACTCAGGCACCAAGGGCGAAAAGGGCCACGATAAGCCAGGTTGGTACATAGTCTTTAATGATGGCATACCGGCAGGGCGCTTTGGTTGCTGGCGTTCTGGCGTTGAATTGACTTGGAAGGCAGACATAGGGCGTAGCCTGACGGTAGCAGAGGAAATGGCGCAGTCGCGCAGGCTCTCAGAGGCCAAAGCGCAGCGCGATGCAGAACAAGCCAAGACCCGCAAAGTAGCCGCAAATACCGTTGATTTAATCTGGTCGCAAGCTGGTGCTGCAAGCCCAGAGCATCCCTACCTACAGCGCAAGGGCATACAGCCCAATGGCGCACGGATTACGGGTGACGGGCGTTTGATGGTGCCCTTGTACAACGAGGGCGGGGAGCTTTCTAGCATTCAATACATTGACCATGCTGGCGGCAAACTGTATCACCCAGGTGGGCAAACGGGTTCAATGTTTTGGCTTGTGGGCAGCACCGATGATGCTGACACCCTCTACATTGCTGAAGGCTTTGCGACAGCAGCAACTATCTCCGAAGTGACAGGCAAGCCATGCGCTGTTGCGTACAGCGCCAGCAACTTGGTGCCAGTGACGGGGATCCTTAAAGCAGCACATCCGACATTGGACATTTGCATTGTTGCTGACAATGACGCCAGTGGCGTAGGCCAACGCTACGCAGAGCAAGCCAGTGCTAAGTTTGGGGTTCGCATGACCATGCCGCCAATTGAAGGTGACGCCAATGACTACGTTCAAACAGGGCACGATTTGGCACTGCTTTTAAAGCCCCCAATTGCTACAGACTACCTAATCCATGCCGATGGCTTTTCAGAGCAGCCAGCGCCTATATCTTGGCTTGTGAAGCACTGGATACAAGACCAAGCCTTGGTCATGGTGCATGGGCCTAGTGGCGGCGGCAAAACCTTTGTCACCCTTGATTGGATGCTGCACATTGCCAGTGGAAAAGCAAACTGGTTTGGTCACAAAGTCAAGGCTGGAAACATGGTGTATTTGGCCGGTGAAGGGCATCATGGCCTGCGCTCACGTATAGCGGCGTGGAAGCACCATAACAATGTTACTAACCTCAATATGTGGGTCAGTAAATCAGGCGTAGACCTTAACACCGCCGAAGGGTATTTGAAGGTGCTAGAAGCGGTCAGGGCGCTCAAGATCAAGCCAAGTGTGATTACCGTAGACACCCTGCACCGCTTCATGGTCGGTGACGAGAACAGCGCACAGGACGCTAAGACCATGCTAGACGCCTGCGCTGCGCTCATGCAAGAGTTTGGCTGCACCGTCATTCTGGTGCATCACACGGGCGTATCCGAAGAAGCCCAGCATCGAGGCCGAGGCTCTAGCGCATGGCGGGGTGCTTTAGACATTGAAATTAGCGTGGTGCCTGCTAAGGGTGACAAATCAATTGAAATTGTGCAGCGTAAAAGCAAAGACGCAGAGATGGCAGCGCCAGTCTATGTTGACCTTGAATCGGTGGCGATACCCAACTGGTTTGATGAGGATGGCGAGGCGGTCACCAGTGCGGTGGTGGTCAAAGGCGAAGCGCCAGAGGGTAAGAGCAAGGGTGATTCACTTGGTTTTGCATCGTTTGAACGCGCATGGTTTGCCACTGGTGCAGAAGATCGAGGCGGCGCACCGTACCTTACGAAAAGCGCATTCTTTGATTGGGCATTGATCAACGGTTTGAAAAACAAGGAATATACAAAAGACAGTTTGAGGGCGCAAATACCAGCAGATAAAACCAAGGGCAAATACATAGAGCCTTTGATTGCAGCTAAGCTGATTGAAGTTCATGACAACGGCTGGCTTGTCATTGACCTTGGCACGGCATCCGGAATGATGTTGAAAAAATAGTTTATTTGTGATAAACTTTCCAACATGAACAAAAAACTAACTCAACTCAAAGCCAAGCTAAGGGCCGCGCAAGCGGAACTTGCTATCCGAACCCGTACGAACAACAGTGCGTCACGGGCCTACAACAAAGTTACGGCACATATTGCCGAATTGGAGAAACGCATTGCTGACATGGAGAAAATTTCAGAGTGAATTACCGAACTACACCGAAGCCGATTTATTGGCTTTGCTGCAAGAGGAACGCAGCCAACACAAACGTGTGTCTATGCTTGAACGAATACACCAGCGTTACAACACTTTGCGCGTTAGCCGTGAGCGCGTAGAACTATTGAAGATTGGGAAAAAGCCGTGAAAGCAGTACCCGCTAAATACTTTGCGTTTTCACCTTACACCGCCGAAGACCTTGGCGGCAAGATGGGTTGGTGGGGCGTGATGAACCGCAATGGTTTTAATTGCCTGACGTTTCCCGATAAGCCTGGCGCTGTGGTGACAACTGAAGAACGGGCAAAACAAATTGCAGACGAGTGGAACAAAGAATAATGACCAGCTTTCAAACATGGGAGCAAAGAAATTTAGCAAAGTTTGCCGCAGAAGCAAACAAAAAGGTGTTAGAGCAACAAGAAGAAATCAAGGCATTGCGTGAAGATTTGCGCTTTGCACTTGACGCATATCGACAATTACTTACAACAGGAGAAATTAAATGAGCAATACAAACACAGGCTGGCGCAAGCGTCAAACGAGGATGACCGAAGCAGACCACATTTGGGAAACACTAGTTCTGCGCTACGGCAGTGACTTGCAAGCAGCAACTGTAACTTTGTTGTTGAAAGACGGCGACAAAGCCGTGAGATTTATAACAATTAATATGCCACAAAAACAAGAGGAGCAAGCATGAAAACCACAATTGAGATGGCGCGGGAAGCGCAACTGCCGTACTTTTATCAGACGGGTGAAATAGCCAACCTTAAGCAGCTTGAAGTCTTTGCTGAGCTTGTCCGCGCTGATGAGCGTGAGGCGTGTGCCGCCAAAGCAGGGCAAGTTGGACAACATAAAAACCACATTGGAATTGCTGCCGCAATACGGGCAAGAGGGGAAAAATCATGAAACTAACTGAAGAACAAATCTGGAAATGCAATCAGACCATTAACTACGAGAAGGGTAAAGTTGTAGATGCTGTTCACATCTGCCTTGAGCATCAAAACGTGGTGGACTTTGCCCGAGCCATTGAGCGTGAGATTGGATTTGACAAAGCCGAGCTTTGGATTAAGCGTATCAATGATGCAGTGCTTGTCGAGCGTGAGGCGTGTGCAAAGATTGTTGAAGTTGAAGCAATGCAGTATGCCGAGCCTGTATGGGCGTTTGAAATTGTTAACGACATCAGAGCAAGAGGAAATAATACATGAGCAAAGAAATATTGCGCCCACAAGGGAAGCCAGCACAGCCAGAACAGGAGCCTGTGGCGTGGATGAATCCATCATGGATTGACCCTGATACACGAGGATGGCAAAGCAACAGCTTTGAGTCAATTCCGATTGAGGGATGGCTTCCAATCTACACCACCCCACCACAGCGCCCGTGGGTAGGACTGACTGATGAGGAGTTAGAACAATTAAGCAATAAATGGAGAATCATTTATGGCGGTCATGTAGGTGATTTTGCTTATGAGATTGAAGCCAAACTTAAGGCACTAAATCATGACTAAAGACGAATTTGAACTGCGAGGGATGTTAGCAACCCTCAAATGCTGGCATCGACTGACGCAAGAGGAAGAAGAAAATTTACTGCGCTTTGTAGCAGCACAGCGCAAGCCGCTGACACGCGAAGAAATTTGGAGTGCAATTCGACCACTTACAAAATCAGACGAAGTTTGTAAAGCATTGATTGATGTCAGTATGGATGAATACCGAGCAATTGAAGCCGCCCACGGCATAAAGGAGACAACAAAATGAAAAGATTTACGCGGGATGACACGGAGCATGGCAAAGAATATTATTTAGCATCAGAAGTTGATGCAGCACAGCCAGCACAGCCAGCACCTGTGCAGTTTGAAGTTAGCCTCGTTGAATGGGTTGGCAACAAGTTGATGGCTACGCCGAAAACCCCACCCGCACCACAGCGCCCGTGGGTCGGGCTGACGGATGAGGATAAACACTTGATTGAGTTGAGTGCGGGAATCACAGAAGACGATGACGGATATATCGTTTCACAAGTTTTCAAACTCACTGAAGCTAAATTAAGGAGTAAAAACAATGCCACTTAAACCACACCCCACCGACCCTGACAAGCTGGTCTACGTCAGCCGTCAATATGAAATACCACAATCTTACCGCTACGTTAAGACTGTTCACGAGTGCAAGCCCGTGTATGTTGCACAGCGCTCTTGGATAGACCTGACGGATGAGGATATTTTTTGTGTGCTTAATGAGCTACAAGCAATCTATAACGGCCCTCCGACCACGGACACTAGAGTGATTTTTGCTCGAGCCATTGAAGCTAAATTAAGGAGCAAGAACACATGAAAGATGAAGACGATGACACCCAAGGGTTTGAACCCGATTGGGCCAATTTTCAAGAAGGCCGTGCTGTTGGGTGGACGGAAGCAATTGAACGGATTGCTGACAAGGTCAAAGAGATGCCATGGGAGTCTGACACAAAAGACAGTTTCTTGATTTGGTTAAAGGAGCAAAGATGAACACTGAAGACGATGAGTTTGAGCGCATTGAGCGTGAAATGAAATGGCGCCAGATGTTGATTGACAATCCACCAGTTGCAATTCCGTTTATTTCGCAAGAAGAATGGGAGGCGCTCAATGCCGAACAAGATGATCCGTTGTGACTTTTAAAAGTTGCTTGCGGCGGCTGGCTTACTAGATGGTAATGTCAGTTGCTGGTGTGCTTTGGCTGGCTCTTTTGATTTATTACGTATATAAACGAGTGCCTGCCTTGTCAATTATCAGCTTACTCTTGCGTGGCGCAACGCCTACGTTGGGTATGCTGATGTGGGTCCAGCGATCAAACTCGCGGATTACCTGGTCGAAGGGCAGATTAGCAGCAATGATGGCTTTGACCACTTGATCGGGCGTCATGCCGGGAACCCGAAAGTCAGCAGCGCAGCCGATACGATGCTGACTAGAATCTTTGCTGCCCACAGCGTCATTGACAGCTTTTGATCTGAAAGCCGAATTGACCATGATGGGCTTGCCTCCAAGTGTTCTTTTGATGTCTTCAAGAAATTCTGCAAGGCGTCTGATGTTTGCAAGTTCTGCTTCATTTGGGGTGTTATCAAATTCACGATGATCGGTGTGCGTAAGTTCTGCAAGGGTGAAATGGGGTGTCATTTCTTACTCCGCATGTCTGCAAGTTTTTCAACAGTGCGGCCACCAAAATAAGCCAAGAAAATGATTTGTCCCCACTGGCCAAGAAGTTGGACGTAGGATTCTTGAGCGTTGTATCCAAACGCCGACATCATGGTGAACGTAAAGAAACCCACGAAGATGGCTATAAGGGCCATTGGCCGGATATTTTTTGATAGCCAAGAGTCAGACCCCATGTCTGCTGTCCAGCGGTCTGTGACGGCTGTTTGCTCCACCTCAAACAGTTTGGTGTCGTTGGCCATCTTGGCCAGTTCACCGTCTTGCGCCATCTTGGCTAACTCAAATTGAGCTTTAGCCTTGGCTTCAGGGTCTGGGATAAGTTTGTCAATGAGCTTGCCGCCCACGTTCAATAGTGCGTCTAATCCGAACATTATTTACCTTTCTGACGTTCGTACAAAATTGCAATATCTTGCCTGTTGTGCATGATGTCATCACGATTTTTCTGGATTTCTTTTTCTAAATCTTGCCGTAGTTTTTCACGGGCAAGTTCAGCGC